ATGACTGCCACCGAGACCCGCCACAGCATTTGCGACATCTGTGACGAACCGATCTCGATCACGGCGATCGCTGGACGCACCTGTTGGTGCGACGTCACATGGACGCACACCGAGGGCGCCTACTCCCCCAAGGGACACGCCGCCGTGCCCGAGGTGCGGTTCGTGATCGACGCGACCTGCCCCGGATGCAACTTCCCCGAGATCGGATTCGCACCCGCTCGCGAGGAGTTCGTCTGCTCACGCTGCGGCCACACCCAAGAGACGAGGCCCGCAGCATGACCACGCTGAGCGCCCATGCCGAGGCCCCCAACCACCACACCCCACCGGCGTGCCCGTCCAACCAGGACGCGACCTGCATCTGCGGCGACACCCTCGCCGACCACCAGGTCAAGGACTACAAGACCGTCGCCGACCTCGGCGACAGGTGCCCCGACTGGGCCGGCCACTTCACCCTGACCGGCGGCGAAACCCTCGACTGTCCTCACGTCGACGACTGCACCGTCTGCGGCGTCACCATCTGCACCGAGCACTCGGACGAGTTCACTACCTGCGCCGACAGCAACCTCGAGGCCCACCACCTCGACTGTGCCCACCAGTGCACCTCCTGCGCGGAGACGAACCGATGAGCGCCGGGATCAGCCTGCACGGCTCCACCCGTGCAGCGTTCGAAGCCGCCGAAACCGCGCACGAGACACGACTCCTCGACCAGTACGTCGACGAGTACGGCGACGGCCCCGACATCGACCCCACCGAAGAAGCCGCCCTCGCCTACCTCGACGAGCGCTGGGGAGGCGAAGCAGCATGACCGACACCACCCACGACATGCCCCTACCCGACGGCCCGGCCATGCTCGACAGCCCCGAGGTCCCCATCCCCACTGACCGACCCATGGACCATAAGACCCAGCCGAAGAAGAAGGACAAGGGCCCCATTCCAGCCCGCCAGGGCAACGGATATTACGCGGACCATGTCACCGGCGACCGGCTCCGCTCTGTCACGACCATCCTGTCCGGCGGTGTCCCGAAGCCCGCGCTCATGTTCTGGGCCGCGCAGGTGTGCACCGACTCCGCGATCGAGCACCTGCCCCAGCTGGTCGCCGCATCCCGCGACCGCGAGCAGCTGCAGGAACTGGCCCGGTGGATCAAGCGGGCCCACACCAGGAAGAAGGACGAGCGCGCCGACGTCGGCTCGGCGGTGCACACCATCATCGAGTCCCGCCTGTTGGGTACCCCGATCCCCGAGGCGATCGAGGTCGGCGACCAGCTGGTCCGCCTCGACTCGGACGACCTGGCCCCGTTCGTGGTGCAGATCGACCGGTTCCTGTCCGACTGGCACCCAACGTTCACCGCGTCAGAGATGGTCGTCGCGAACCCCGCTCACGGGTACGCCGGGACGTTGGACTTCATGATCCGGGCCGACGGCCTGATCGGTGACATGCTCCGCGCCGCCGGCTACTCGGTGGACCCGGACGGCGACGTCATGGGTGACACGAAGACCGGCGGCGACTGGGACCGGGCGACCTCGTCCGGCCACGTGCACGGGGTGTACCCCGAGGCGGGTCTACAGATGTCGGCCTACCGCAAGGGCACGACCGCTTGGTTGCGTGATGGTCAGCGTGTGCCGATGCCGCCGGCCGCTGAGGTCGGTGTCGTGCTGCACCTGCGGCCGGAGGGTTACCGGCTGTACCCGGCCCGGTGTGGGGACAGGGAGTACGCGTACTTCCGTCACGCGCAGATGGTCGATGAGTGGGCGTCGCGGGTCGCGTCGGCGAAGGCCGATGACCCGGTGATCGGTGCCCCGCTGGTGCTGCCGTGCTGCGACGGCTCCGGCTGCACCTCCTGCGAACACTCCGATGCGGCGGTGGCCTGATGCGCACCGTTGCCACGTTCGACAAGAACCCCCGAACGACCGTCGAAATCGACATCCCCGACGACGTCGAGCCACTCGACCACGTCGCCCACGTGATCGCCCAGAACCTCGGCCTCTTGCGCTTCGAGGTGCAGATCGGCAACCACGGCGGATCCATCCGGTCTATCGGCGACTCCGGCCGCGGCCTCTCGTTCACGCTCACACCCAACTTGAAGGACTCCTGACATGCCCATCTCGCCCATCACCCTGCAGCGCAGGCAGGCCGAACTCGGCCGCATCCGACTCGGCCAGCAGATCACCGGCACCAGCAAGGCCGGCAAGACCTACACCCGACCTGCCAAGCTCGACCGCTTCCGCTTCACCAGCGTGTCCGAGCAGTACATCCGCGACCTCGCCGACCTCTACGGCGGCGAGGCGCAGACCTGGGACAACAACGGCATCCCCTCCTGGGAGGTAGTCACCACCGCCACCTCTATCCCCGTCATCGTCGTCAAGGGCGGCCTGTCCCAGTGGATGGAGACCTGGTCCGGCGGCGGATGCATCCACCGGTGCGACGGACAGCAGCTCGTCGACGGGACACCCTGCGAGCAGGACACCGCCACCATCACCATCAAGGGGAAGACCTACACCGCGCACGAGGTGGCCAAGCCCACCACCCGCCTGTCCGTCATGCTCCCCGAACTCGACGCGATCGGCGTGTTCCGCATGGAGTCCCACGGCTGGAACGCCGCCGCCGAGATCCCCGCCGTCGCCGAGCTCGCCCAGTTCGTCGGCGACCTCGTCCCCGCCGTCCTCCACCTCGTCGAGCGCCGCACGATCAAGGACGGCGAGACGTCCCGGTTCGTCGTCCCCGTCCTCGACCTCAAGATCGGCGCCCAGAAGCTCCGCGAGGTCGTCGCCGCCGCGTCCGGCATGAACGAGCTCGAGGCACCGGCCCAGTCCGGTGCGCCCGCGATCGAGGGGGCCCGGCCCGATTATGTCGCCCTCGCAGACGACGCCACCACCGTCGAGGAGGTCCGCGGAATCTGGAAGGACGCCCAAGCCGCCGGCCACCTGGACAACACGCTCAAGGCGCACCTGACGGCACGCTCCAAGGAGGTCGCCCCCGAACCGACTTCCGAACCGGACCCGTCCACCGACGAGGTGATCGACGCCGAACCGCTCGACGAGGACGTGCAGGCCGCCTGGCAGAAGTGCCTGACCGTGGGCGGCGAGCTCGGGATCAGCCTGTACGACCTCGAGGACATGTTCGCCGAGGCAAACGACGGGCTGTCGTCGGTCGACGCGACCGCCGAGCAGATGGGCGCGTTCCTCACCGACCTGCAGAAGCGGCAGGCCGCGTGATGGCCGACTTGGGCCCCGCGTGGTCCCCCACCGGCCGCCACGCCGCCACCTACGACGACGGCGCGTACCGGCACGACATGGCCCTCGCGTTCTTCCCGTCCCTCGACAACCCGCCCCGCCACCGCCAAGACCAGGAGCACACCTCATGAGCTGGCACGAGCAGACCGCCTATGCAGCGGACGCAGAATCCACCGGGGTCAACGTCCTGACCGACCGGATCGTCACCTTCACCGTCGTCAAGCTCGTCACCAACGCCGAACCCGTCTCCCGGAACTGGCTCATCAACCCCGGCGTCCCCATCCCCGAATCGGCCACCGCGGTGCACGGCATCACCACCGAGCACGCCACCACCAAGGGTCGGGACCCCGCCGAGGCGCTCGAGGAGATCGCCGCCACCGTCACCGGTGTCATGCGCTCTGGGCACCCGCTCGTGTTCTTCAACGCTGCCTACGATCTGTCGATCCTCGAGGCCGAGCTGCGTCGCCACGACCTGCCGTCACTGCACGACCGGGTCGGCGTCGAGCACTGGCACACGATCATTGACCCGTTCGTCCTCGGGAAGGGCATCGACACCCGGGACCGGAACTTCCGCAAGGGCCGCAAGTACAAGCTCCCCGACCTCTGCGAGCGGTATCAGGTCCACTTCGTCGAGTCCCACGACGCGTTGGCCGACGCGACGGGCGCGGGACGCCTGGCACGGAAGATCGGCGAGCGCGACGCGGTCGGCGACATGGGGCCGGCGGCGTTGCATCAGCTGCAGGTGACGTGGAGGCGTGAGATGTGCAAGAGCCTGCGGGAGTACTTCGACTCCCACGGGATCGAGCACGACGGCGTCGACGGCGGGTGGCCCCTGCACACGGCCCTGCAGGCCCAGGCGGTGTCGGCATGAGCCTCTACACGATCAAGCCGCTCGACGACCGGACCGGCTTCAAGGGGCAGCGACGACAGTCCCCATTCGAGTCCTCGTGGACCAGCACCCGCGAACTGCTCGCGCGCGAACTGCGCCAGCTGCACGCACGCAACGTCATCCTCGAGGTCGATGTGCTGCCCGGGCAGATCCGCCTCGACGGCGAGCTCTATGCCGCTGCCAAGGTCCAGAGCCCGGCCGTCCGGCTGCACTTCGACACGAACGACGGCCACGTCTCGTTCCCGGCCGACCGGTTCACCGGGTGGCAGGACAACGTTCGTGCGATCGCACTGGCCATGGAGGCCCTGCGCAAGATCGAGCGATACGGCATCGGCCGCGGGGACGAGCAGTACTCCGGGTTCCTGCAGCTCGAGGCCGGGCAAGGTGTGGCCCTCGGCGGCATGGCTCGCGACCAAGCAGAGCGGGCGCTCGCGGAGTGGGGCGGACCGTTCGAGAGCCCCGCAGGAATGCGGGTCGCGTACCGCCGGGCTCGTGCAGCAGCACACCCGGACCGTTCAGGTGATCGCTCGGCGTGGGAGCTCGTCGAGAACGCCGCCCGCGTGCTGGGGCTGACGTCATGATCACCGCCCTCGTCCTCCTCCCCGCGCCGCTGTTCCTGGTCTGGCTCGGCCGCCAGATCATGCGCCAGGCCGACGTCGACGACTTCATCAACCGGCACATGCCCGCCGCCGGGACGGTCGACGACACCATCCCCGGCCCCGGCCCCATGGCACGCACCGACAGGAAGGTCACCCACCCATGACCACCACCCCCACCGCGGCACCCGCCGTCACCACCATCGACCACCTCGACTTCGACGCGATCTGCCACGTCCGCAACCGCCGCATCCGCTGCGAGCAGACCGCCGACTGGTGGGTCATCGCCCGCGCACACTGCCGCCCCGACGCGACCGTGCAGGGCTTCTGGTGCGACGAGCACTACGCCCAAGTCATGGCCGGGACCATGTACCGCTGCACGCGCTGCGGCGAACCGCACCAGGTGATGTCGCTCATCATCCGAACCGAGCGCATCCGATGACCCGCAACCGCGCCTCCGCCAAAGCCGCCGGCGCCCGCTTCGAACGCCACATCGCCGACACCCTCGCCGAACACGTCGACGACCGCATCGACCGCCGCGTCAAGACCGGCGCCAAAGACCGCGGCGACATAGCCGGCATCCGCCACATGGGCCACCGCGTCGTCATCGAGTGCAAAGACACCTCCCGCACCGAGCTCAGCGTCTGGACCACCGAGGCCGAGATCGAACGCGGCAACGACGACGCCCTCGCCGGCCTCGTCGTCCACAAGCGCCGCGGCCACGGCGACCCCCTCGACCAGTACGTCACCTGCACCGTCCGCGACCTCGTCGCCCTCCTCACCGGGACGAGGGTCGATCGCTGATGCCCCGCCCACGCCCCCACCACCCCACGCGCACCGCACACTGCGCGGGCTGCGGCCACAAGGGCCGCACCGAGGCATCCGTCTACATCTGCCGCCGCTGCAGCGACCACAACGCCCTGCTCGACGGGACCTGGCGCCGCCGCGGCCTCATCCAACGATGGGAGCCAGCCGCATGAGCGCACTGCAGCTCGAGCTCCCGGGCCTCACCCTCGAGGTCCGCCCCACGACGGCCATGCGCGACGGAAGCCAACGGATCTTCCAGTGCGCCCAGTGCGGAACCGTCGTCGTCCAGACCGGCCGCCACGACCTCGGCCCCTGCCCCTCCTGCCAGGCCACCACCTGGTGGCGCCAGCGCCTACCCCTCGCTGGCCTCCACGAATCCGCACTCGCCCGCTACGAGCTCGACGACGACGGCGAACCCACCGAGGTCTGGCCCCGCATCACCACCGTCCACCCCACCAGCGGGCTCCTATGACCTGCCCCGACTGCGGCGCCGACGTCATCCACACCCCCACCCGACTCCTCGACCCCCGCCGCTCCCGCGTCGGCCGCTACCTCCCCGACAACACCGAAATCACCCCCAACGAACTCCGCCAAGGCGTCCGCGCCCACCACCTCCACCACTGCCAACCCGGCACCACACCACCCGCAACACCCGCACCCGAACAGCAACCACTGTTCTAACCCCACCAAGGAGCACCACATGACCACCAAGATCACCAGCACCCTGCCCAAGTCCGACGAGACCAACGGCCTCAACCACATCACCGCCGACCTCTGCGACGACCCCCAGAGCCTCCACGTCGCGATCGTCGTCCTCGACTGCGCCCAGATCACCACCGACATCGACACCGGCGAGTCCATCCCCACCGCCCGCATCCGCCGCGTCGAAGTCATCGACCGCCCCGAGGACAAGAAACGACTCGGCGACCTCGCCACCAGGGCCTTCGAGACCCGCACCGGCGCCACCGTCCTACCCCTCGAGCTCGAGGACGAACTCCGCGCAGCCTTCGGCGACACCGACACCGACGACTGACAGCACCACCGCGGCAACGCGCCCGGGCAGGCAACGACGACCAGCCCGGGCCCACCACCCCCGAGGAAGGCACGGATGACCCACGTGTCCTACGACGACACCCCACCACCACCCCCCGACCCCCACGACGGCGGCTACGGGAACGTCACCCCACTACGCCCCCACGCCAACACCCACGCCGAAGCCGCCCTCATCTCCGTCATCCTCACCGAACCCGACCGCGCACCCCACCTCCTCGAGCTCGTCCACCCCGAAGAGTTCTACGAACCACGCCACGAAGCGTTCTGGGCCGCAGCCCAAGCCGTCCTCGCCCAAGGACTCCTACCCGACCACGCCACCCTCAGCGAACAGCTCGCCAAGACCGGCGACCGCCACAAGATCGACTTCACCACCTACACCACCGCCGGCCAAACCCCACCATCAGCCGCCCAAGCCGACTGGCACGCCGAAACCGTCCGCACCCACGCCATCGGCCGCCACGCCACCACCAGCCTCAACCGCGCCACCCTCCAACTCCAAGCCGCCACCGACCCCACCACCCTCTCCGAAGCCCTCGCCGGCGCCAGCGACACCATCGACCACGCCGTCCGCACCCTCCACAACGCCGGCACCACCAACACCATCCACGTCCCCACCATCGGCGACCTCCTCGCCGAAGCCGACGACGAATACGACTGGGTCATCCCCGGACTCCTCGAACACCAAGAGCGCGTCATCCTCACCGCAGCCGAAGGCGCCGGCAAATCCACCCTCCTACGCCAGATCGCCATCTGCGCAGCCGCGGGCACCCACCCCTTCACCGGCGAAACCATTACTCCCCAACGCGTCCTGCACGTCGACGTCGAGAACTCCCGCCGACAGTCCAAGCGGCAGTACCGCCCCCTGCACACCCAAGCCGGCGCCACCTTCGACGACGACCTCCTCCGCATCGAGATCCGCGTCCAAGGCATCGACCTCACCACCACCGAAGACCGCACCTGGCTGGCCAACACCGTCCGATCAGTCGCCCCCGACCTCATCGTCATCGGCCCCATCTACAAGCTCGCCAACGGCGACCCCACCGAAGAGGCCTCCTCCAAACCCGTCGCCATGGCCCTCGACCAGATCCGCGCCGACTCCGACGCAGCGATCATCCTCGAAGCCCACTCCGCCAAAGCCAACGGCATGAGCAAGAAACGCCCCCACGAACCCTACGGCTGGTCCGGCTGGATGCGCTGGCCCGAGATCGGCATCTTCCTCGACGACGACGGCAAGCTCACCCACTGGCGAGGCGCCCGCGAAGAACGCTCCTGGCCCACCGAGCTCAAGCGCGGCGGCACCTGGCCCTGGACCGCGATCCCCTCAGACGCCGACCGCATCTGGGAACAGGTCCGCACTGCACGCCTCAAGGCCGGCCAACCCATCGGCCTGCGCGGCCTCGAGGAGACCCTCTCGATCTCCCGCTCAGCCCTGCAGCGCGTCATCGGAAACGGCGGCGCCTACGGCCACATCTGGCCCAGCTACAACCGCAACATCCACCCCGGTGAGGAACGACGATGACCAACGTTATCCACAGGGTTATCCACTGTCCCAAACCGGCCCAAAATCCTGGGACACCCACCCTGTCCCAGACCGTCCCACACTCCCTTGGGACACCCTCTGACCTGCGTAAACACCCCAGCGCAGGGGTGTCCCAAACGAAACACCCTGGGACACATAATTACAGCCTGTTTTTCCCTGCAATCCCGGCTGTCCCAACGTGTCCCTACTACGTAGGTGGGCGCAACCCCGCCGCCACACCCCCACCTACGCAGTCGGGAACCACCAAAACCAACCACCAGGAGCACCCCATGAACCAACACCGAACACCCACCCTCATCACCCTCATCACCGCCAACCTGCTCGTCTTCGGACTCGCCGTCTACGGCCTCATCCAGCTCATCGGCGCGGTGACCCGATGAACGGGCAGGACGCCGGGACCGGGCGAGTGGGTTCGCACATGTACGAGCTGTCGGCGGCTGCGGTCGAGGCGGCAGCACGGGCGGCAGCGATACACGAGGACTACGACGGATGTTTTGAGCGGCTAGACGCGTGGGAAGCGGCGTCGGTCGAGGAGCGCGAACTCGGGCTGGTCGAGGAGCCGATGAGCACCGATGTCGAGGACGCCGACCTCTGGCGCGCGCGGATGAGGTCGGCGCTCCCTGCCGCGTACCCGCACATGGTGGCGGGGGTGGTGGAGCCGCTGCCCGAGATTCGCTTCAAGGGACCAGACGACACGGACGCGTCGATGTTCCGTCGCATGGCGTGGAATCTGCGCAACGGGTACCCGGCGGGTGGGTCCAACGCCTGCGATGCTCTCGCTCGTCTGATCGACCGAGAAGTTGACCGCGCAGGACTCGACTCCCTGCCGGGTGGTGAGCGGGCATGAGCGCACCTGAGGATGCAGCAGTCGCCGGTGAGGTCTGGCAGGAGAGCGACGGGTGCCTCCTGACCGTCATCGTCCCCGGCGAGTCGTGGGCTGCGTTCCAACGCGGACCGCTTCTCGACTGGCACGCGCCCACGATCGCTCGGCCCCTGCGGCGCCTGCTCGATCCCAAGGGACGTCTCGTGCTCGCCGCCCTGCCGTCCGAGCCCGTGCCGAACGAGGACCGCGAGGCGCTGGCGCAGGCGATCGGCCCGATGCGATACGGGAACGAGGACCGCGAATACAAGCGTGGGTTCAATGCCGGACTTGAAGTGGCCAGACGCATCGTCCGCACGCATGGGACGGGTGGCCTGTCATGAGCACCGACCGCGAGGCGCTGCCACCCTGCCTGATCTGTTCCCGCGAGGAGCACGAGCACCGCGACCTCAACGGGCACGGATACGTTCCCGCCCGCATCGCCCGGACCACCGACGGCGGTGGGTCATGAGCGAGCGATCCGTCAAGTGCCCGGCGTGCCCGTTTTCCTTCGCTCGACTCGTTGATGCGGGCGACCATCATGCCTACCACTGCCCGACGTGTGAGTGGCAGAAGCCGACCACGGACCGACGTCCCGGCAACCGGCCAGCCGACGTCTGCGCTCTCTGCGACACGCCCATCGACCTGACACAGCGCGATTACCACCTGTACCTCGGACCCGGGTGGGTGCACGGCGGTGGGCGAGAGAACATCCCCGTCCACCTGTCTTGCGCCAACTTCCACCCCCGACCGCTGGCGGAGATCGCATGACCGCACACGAATGCTCGGACTGCGGACACGTGCACACACCGCACGGATGCTCAGGCGATCCGACTCCATCCGACCTCTGGGCAGGCGTGACTCCGGCGGTCTGCGATTGCGGTGACGACTCATGACCGCCCCCGAGGACATCACCCGCGTGCTGGGCTGCGACCTTGCCGAGTGGCTGCGAGACACGAGATTGTCGTGGTGCCAGCACTCGTCCGAGCTCTTCCCAGACTGCTGCGTTGTGTGCCTCCGCGACCGACTCATCGCCGCCGCCCTCGCGCCCCTGATCGAGGACGCACGGGCTGAGGGCGGTCGACAGGCGCTACTGGATTGGGCCGACTGGATCGACCGCGGGACGCAAGCGGCTGGACTTCCAGAGCCGTTCACCCTGCGCACGGTCATCAACTGGATGCGATCAGGGCGACAGCCATTCGGTGCCGCCGCACACACCACCACGAAGGAGAACTGACCCATGCGTAACCCATTCCGCCGGACGAAGACCGCGACCTACGCCGTGCCCGACAGCCCGAAGATGCTGCGCGAGACCTTGTGTGTCGCCCAGTCGGGAATCGCGGCGCTCATGCGGGACGGCCAGAAGTCGGCCGGCGGGTCGATGCAGTCCCATATGGACCGCCTCTCGCGGCTCATCGAGGAGTGCGACCGCCACCGCCCACTCGGACGCGGCGGCAAGCACGGCAACCTGCACACGCCGACCTGTGGGTGCTCCCGATGACCGCCGACACCCCCGACCTCGACAGGCTCGACGCGCTGGCAGGGGCAGCGACGCAGGGGCCGTGGAGTCGCGGCGACCGTTGGCACGTGGCCGGAGTCAACGGCAGGTTCGGCAAAGACCGGTGCGCCTACTGCGGGCATCACGGGCAGCCGACGTGGATCGGCCAGCGCGACATCAACGGCACGAAGATGCTCGCCCACGTTCACACCGACGACGAGCCGTGGCACAAGACCTCCGTCTACGCCGAACGTGAGGACGGTCCGGTCACGGTGATCGTCGAGACCGACGAGTACGGCGAGATGACCGACGAGGATGCCGCCTTCATCGTCGCCGCCGATCCGACCACCGTCCTCGCCCTGACCGCCGAACTGCGAGACCTGCGAGCCAAGGTCGCAGCGGTGGAGGCGCTGGCCGATCTACTGACCGAGCAGGGTGAGCACCATGTCGAGGGTTGCCGGGGACAGGCCGATTGCGCTCGATGCGTTCAGATCGACCTCCGCAACGCCCTGAACGCGAAGGCCGACCAGTGAGCCGCGACAGCCGATGCCTCCTCGGCTCCCTACCCCACCGACCGCACTGCTGGAAGCTCATCACAGACCTGTTCGACCGATCCGCCTGGCGCGAATGCCCAGGTGCGCCCGACCCGAGGAAGGCCCGCCGATGACCCTCGACCTCCACCACCTCATCACCGAACTCACCCAATGGCACACCCACCGCGAACCCCGCGACTACGACAACGACGGCACCCGCTGGACCGCCGACCACATCACCCACCAACCACCCCTCATCGAACAAGTCCTCGGCACCGTCGGCACCCGCGGCCAAGGCGGCGAAATCGGCTCCACCATCGCCGTATCCAAACCCGCCGCCAACCTCGACGCCATCGACTGCGGCATCCGCATCGACCTCGCCGCCGCCCGCTGGGTCCGCGACCTCGGCGAAGACGACCCCGGCAACACCACCGACTGCATCCGCCGCCTCTACGCCCTGTCCGCCTCCACCCACCGGTGCGGCCGCGCCGCAGGCAGGGCCGGCAACGACTGCTGCGCCTACCACGCCATCGAGGTCGACGTCCGCTCCTGGTGGATCCAAGCCCGCGTCCTGACCGGGTGGGAGACCGCGTCGGTCAAGCTCGACGGGACCTGCCCGCTGTGCGGCAAGCACGGCGAGGTGAGGGTCCGGTACTCCTCAGCGGTCGGCACGTGCACGGCCTGCCACGAGGTGTGGGGCCCGGACACGATCGGGCTGCTCGCTGAGCACATGCGGGCCGAGGAGGAGGCTGAACGGTTCGCCCCCCGCACGGCGGCGGCGGTGTGTGCGCCGGACCCGGATGTTGAGGTGGGGCCGCGGATGATGTTGTGCCCGGACTGTGGGTCCTCGAGGTGTGTGAAGGTGCAGGATCAGCGGGTGGGCCGGCTCGTGGACCACCGCCGCGCGATGTGAGGGAATGCCGCCGCGCCCGCGGCACTTGCCAACGGGTCAGCGTTCGTGTCATCCTGGTCACGCAGTTTTCGCGACCCCGAAAACATCAACCCCGGAGCCCAGGTGGCCCGGGGTTTCGTCGTACGGCAGGAGGCCAGGAGCCCCGCCCGACCCCACTGCGAGGTGACCAGATCATGACGTCTCGCGCCCCCAACCCGCTGACCGACGACGAGAAAGCCACCATCCGGCGGATGCACGCCGACGGCGCTACCCGCAACGACATTGCCCGCGCGCTGGCCCCCCGTTCCGGGAACACCATCACCCGCTGGTGTGCCCGCCAGGACCCGCCGTTGACGTTCGACCGCACCAGGATCAAGGCCGCCACCGAGGCACGCCTCGCCGACCTCGCCGAACGCCGCGGCCTGCTGCGTGAGAAGTTCCTCACCCGCGCCGACGAGCTCCTCGACATGTTCGACAAGCCCGTCACCGTCTTCAACTTCGGCGGCCGAGACAACACCTACGAGGAACGCCAGCTCGACCGCCCCACCATCAGCGACATGCGGTCCCTCGTCCAAGCCGCTGCGACCGCGTCCACCCAAGAGATCCGCATCGCCCAAGCCGACGCAGGCCACGGCGACGACGCCGCCAAGAGCCTCCTCATGGGCCTGGCCGCAGCGATCGGCGTCACCTCCCCCGACCCGCCGGCCGATGACAACGACTGACCTGCCCCTGTCGCCTACACAGCTCGAGTCGGTCCGCGACTCCGGTGGCCGCGTGAACGTGTGGGAAGGCGCGATCCGATCCGGGAAGACGATCGGGTCGATCCTGCGGTGGCTGATCTTCATCGCCATGGCACCCAAGGGCGGCGAGCTCGTCATGATCGGCCGCACCCGCGACACCGTGTGGCGCAACGTCATCGCCCCCATGCAGGACACCAGCCTGTTCGGCCCGATCGCGAACACCGTCAAGGGCAACTACGGCGCCCCGACGGTCACGATCCTCGGCCGCCGGATCTACGTCCTCGGCGCCCACGACGCGAAGGCGGAGAAGATCCTGCGCGGCCTCACGCTCGCCGGCGCCTACGTCGACGAGATCACCGTCGTGTCCGAGGAGTTCTTCACCCAGCTGCTGGGCCGCATGTCGGTGCCTGGTGCGCAGCTGTTCGGGACGACGAACCCCGACTCGCCGGCGCACTGGCTCAAGCGGAAGTTCCTCGACCGGCTCGAAGCGTTGCCGGACTGGCGCCGGTTCCACTTCACACTGGGCGACAACCCGTCGCTGACGGCCGAGTATGTGGCGTCGATCAAGCGGGAGTTCACCGGCCTGTGGTACCGGCGGTTCATCCTCGGCGAGTGGGTGCAGGCCGAGGGCGCGATCTACGACATGTGGGACCCCGCCCGCCACGTCGTTCCAGTCGACCAGCTGCCGACGATGGACCGGGTGCTCGCGCTCGGCGTCGACTACGGAACCACGAACCCCACCCGCGGCCTCATCGTCGGCGTGGCCCGCGACCGCCTCTGGGCCGTCGACGAGTGGGCGCCACCGGCCGGGACCGACGCGGACCTGTCCGCCGGCATGCTGACCTGGATGGGGCGCCGTCCCGTCGAATCGTGGCGATCCCCCGAATGGGTGTTCGTCGACCCGGCCGCTGCGTCATTCAAGATGCAGCTCCGCAGGGACGGACTCACCAACGTCCGCGGCGGCGTGAACGAGGTGCTGCCCGGCATCCGGACGATCGCGTCCCTGTTCGCGACTGACCGACTCAAGGTGTCTGCGTCCTGCACGAACCTGATCGAGCAGATCCCCGGGTACGCGTGGGACCCGAAAGCCACCGAACGCGGCGACGACGCCCCGATCAAGGTCAACGACCACGAGGTTGACGCCCTGAGGTACGCCGTCCAGTCGTCGCGCCGTCTGTGGCGCAACGAGATTCCCCTGACCGCCACTGTCGACCCCGATCCTGACGACACGCTCGAGGAGGCCGCCTGATGACTGACCACCTCCTCGCCACCGTCACGATCACGAAGACCCTCACCGACGACGACGTCATCATCGACATCACGGCGTGCGACCCCGAAGGCGACACCATGCCCCTGGTCGACGCGCTCGGCATGATCGAGCTCGGCAAGGACTCACTGATCCGCAGCTCGATGGGCGAGGACCACTGATGCCCCTCCCCACCGGAAACATCACCTGGCCCCCCAAGCAGCTCGCCACCATCACCCCCCAGATCGCACAATGGGCCGCCTGGTACTCCGGCAACCCCGACGACCTCACCTCCGCCTACGGTGGCACCGACACCGCCGGCCGCCCCCTCGAGCGGATCCGCCCCGCCCAGTTCTCCGGCGGCGTCGTCGGAGCTGTCGCCCGCTGGTTCTGGGGCCAGCCCACCGCCGACGGCAACCAGCGAACCAAGCTCCACGTCCCCCTCGCCTCCGACATCGCGACCGCCTCGGCCGACCTGCTGTTCTCCGAGCAGCCCCGCATCGTCACCAACGAGGACGAGGACAAGAAGTCTGTCCGCAAGGAGCGGCTCGACACGATCCTCGAAGGGGCCTCGTGGGAGTCGCTGCTCCCCGAGGCTGGTGAGGTTGCCTCTGCCCTGACCGGGGTGTACCTGCGGATCGTGTGGGACGACGAGATCGCCGACCACCCGCTGATCACCGCCGTCCACGCCGACGCCGCTTGGCCCGAGTTCCGCATGGGCCGCCTGTCCGCGGTCACGTTCTGGCAGATCGTCGACACCCACGGCAGCACCGTGGTCCGCCACCTCGAGCGCCACGAGCCGGGCCGGATCGAGCATGGCCTCTACGAGGGTCGGGCCAACGACCTGGGCCGCCCGATCCCACTGACCGAGCACCCTTCGACCGCTGACCTGTCCGTTGATGCGGACTCCGGCATCGCGACCGGCACGAACCGGATGACGGCCGTGTACGTGCCGAACGTCCGCCCGAACCGGAAGTGGCGCAACGACCCGGTCGGGTCGAACCTGGGTCGCTCGGACTTCGACGGCATCGAGGGCCCCATGGACGCCCTCGACGAGACGTACACGTCGTGGATGCGGGACGTGCGGATCGGCAAGGGCCGCATCCTCGTCGACCAGACCGCGCTCGAGTCCCAGGGTCGCGGGAAGGGTGCCAGCGTCGACCTCGACCAGGAAGTGTTCGTCGGCCTCAACGTGATGGGCGAAGGCGGCGAAGGTGCCCCGTTCAGGCCGCAGCAGTTCGAGATCCGTGCAGCCGATCACCAGGCCACCATTCAGGGCCTCCTCGAGCGGATCATCTCCGGCGCTGGCTACAGCTTGCAGACGTTCGGCTTGGCCAACACCGACGGCGGCGCGCAGACTGCGACCGAGGTGTCCGCCCGCGAACGCAAGTCCATGACGACCCGAGAGAAGAAGACCCGCTACTGGTCGCCCGCGCTCGGACACCTGCTGCAGGCGTTGCTCGAGGTCGACGCCGCGAAGTTCGGTGGTCCGGGCCCGTTCGAACGGCTCAAGGTCGAGTTCCCGCCGTCGGTGCAGCCGACGATCATGGAGCTCGCGTCGACCGCACAGGTGCTGAAGACGGCGCAGGCCGCGTCGATCGAGACGCTGGTACGCCTCACGCATCCGGACTGGGACAAGCCGGCCGTGGACACCGAGGTCGCTCTCATCAAGGATCAGAACGCGCTCACCGTCCCCGACATGGGGCCCCTGCCGGGTGAGGCCGGCAGTGAAGCGCCGGCCACCGTCGACTCCGACGCCTAGGATCAGGCCATGGCGGTCAGCGCGGACTACACGGCGAATCTTGCCGCGGACGTGGTCGGCCTGTACCAGGACGCCGAGCAGATCCTGCTGCAGCGGATCGCCCGCGCGCTCGCGCAGGACATGGACGCCCCCGACTGGGCCGAACGCAAACTGCTGCAGGTCCAGCTCCTGCAGCAGCAGACGGTTCGCCAGCTGCAGGAGCTCACGGGCCGGTCGGCGCAGGAGGTCGCCGCGGCGGTCCTGAAGGCGTACAACCGGGGCCAGGCGCTCGCTGCGACCGATCTGGCGGCGTTGGCCGCTGGTGCGACCGGGGACCCGGGCGGGTTACCCCCAGGCCTGCCGGCGGTGGAGTCGCTGGTGACCGAGACGGTCGGCGCCGTGCAGGCCACCCACGCGGGGATCCTGCGGTCCGTCGACGACGTGTTCCGCGAGGTCATCGCCCGATCAGCCCCGCAGGTGCTGTTGGGTGTGCAGACGCGCCGGGAGGCCGCTCAGTCCGCGTTGGACCAGTTCGCTGCCCGCGGGGTGACCGGGTTCACCGACAGGGCCGGTAGGCGGTGGGCGCTTGAGTCCTACGTCGAGATGGCCACGAGGGCCGGTACTGCGAACGCCGCGGTGGACGGCCATGTTGCCCGGCTCGCTGCTGGCGGGCATGACCTGGTGATCGTGTCGGACGCCCCACAGGAGTGCAAGATCTGCCGGCCGTGGGAGGGCAAAGTTCTGTCGATCGCTGCGGTGCGGCGGGTCGATGGGCCGGCGGTGGACACGTTGGCCGCTGCCCGCCGTGATGGCCTGTTCCACCCGGGGTGTCGGCACAGTGTGTCGGCGTACCTGCCTGGCGTGACGAAGACCCCGACGCGGACCGCTGACCCTGAGGGGGATGCGGCGCGGCAGAGGCTGCGGTATCTCGAGCGGCAGACGCGGGCGGCGAAGCGTCAGGTGGCGGTCGCGCTCGACGACACGGCCCGGGCTGCTGCGCAGGCGCGGGTGCGGGCGTACCAGTCCAAGATCCGCGCGCATGTCGGCTCCACAGCTGCGAAGCGGCAGCCGGGCCGCGAACGTCTCGGCGCCCTCTAGCCGCCGCGCTCTCCCCCACGATCAACCCGTCCAGGTGGCGGGTGTTTCACCCTGCCCAGGCGGCAGGTCCAACCGACGAGCCCAGGAGGCCCGCAGCATGACCGCAGACACCAGCACCACCGAGACGACCGGCACCGACACCGGGACGGAGACCGCGGCCACCGAGGCGGCGGCCACCGAGACGGGAACGGGCGAGTCCACGGCCGAAACCCAGGCCGCCCAGACCACCGACGAGACCGCCGAAGCGAAGGCCACCCGCCTCGAAACCGAGAATGCTCGCCTCCGACGTGAGAACGCCTCCGAGCGTGTCTCGGCCAAGGAACAGGCCGCCGAGGAAGCCCGCACCGAACTGCTGGCCACCCTGACCAAGGCACTCGGCGGCGAGACCGGCGACGAGGCGCCCACGGTGGAGCAGCTCGCCACCCAGCTCACCGAGCAGACCACCAAGACCGAGGCCGCCGCGGCCATCGCCCGCGACACGCAGGCCGAACTCGTCGTGTGGCAGAACGCCACCGACCTCAAGGTCGACCCCAAGGCGCTGACCGACTCGCGAGCCTTCGAGAAGGCCATCAAGGATCTCGACCCGACCGACGACGCGTTCGCCGAGAAGGTCAAGGAAGCCGCCCAGGAGGCGGTCAAGAACAACCCCAAGCTCGGCGCAGCCCAGGCGGCTGGCAAGAGCGGCACAGAGCTCAACGGCGGGTCCGGTGAGGGTGCCACCACGCAAGACCAGTTCAACCAGATGACCGGGGCCGAGCGCAACCAGCTCGCCCAGACCAACCCCACCCTCTACGCCCGGCTCTCCGGCCGGGAGTAGCAACCCGCCCCTGAAGGAGCACCATCATGGCCAAGACCCTCTCCACCGACCTGTACATCCCGGAGGTGTGGGCCGACCTCGCCGCCGAGTCGTACTCGACCAAGGCGATCGTCGGCACCAGCCCCGCCGTCCTGACCGACGACTCGCTCGCCGGCCAGCCCGGCGAGCTGATCAGCTTCCCGAAGTGGATGCTGCTCGACGACCTCGAGGACCTCGACGAGACCGACGTCCTGGTCCCCGAGAAGCTCAGCCAGTCCGCCTCGCAGGCCGCGATCAAGGAGGCCGGCAAGGCGGTCGAGTGGACCGACAAGGCCAAGCTGACCGGCATCGGCAACGTCCAGGACGAGGCCATCCGCCAGTTCGGTGAGCTCGCCGCCCGCAAGGTCGACGCCGACCTGATCACCGCCGCGCAGGCCACGGTGACCGACGGCGTCACCTACGCCGACGGGTCCACCGCCGACGACTCGGCACCCCTGGCGCACACCATCACCAACGCCGGCGGCACGATCACCTGGGACGGCCTGGTCGACGGGCTCGAGCTGTTCGGTGACGACTTCGAGCCCTCGGAGTACGCCGGCCTGTACGTGTCCGCGCGTGGCCGCTCGCAGATCATGAAGGACGACGACTTCATCCGGGCGTCCGAGCTCGGCACCGGTGGCCCCGGTTCGGTGCTGCGTCGCGGGTTCGTGGGCGAGATCGCCGGCCTGCCGGTGTACGTGACGAACCGGCTCGCGAACACCAAGGCGCTGGTCCTGAAGCGGAACAGCCTCGGCCTGTTCTACAAGCGGCGCCCGGTCGTCGAGCAGGATCGCGACATCCTGGCCCGCACCACGGTCGTGGCGACCAACATGCACTACGCCACGAAGCGGGTCAACGACAAGGGCGTCCTCGTCGTGACGCTCGCGGTGGACGCGGGCTGATCGTCGTGGGAATGCTGATCAACCGGCACCGCGACCGGCACGAGACTCCGGCGAAGAAGCCGGCGGCGAAGAAGGCGCCAGCTGCAAAGAAGGCCCCGGCGAAGAAGCCGGCGGCGAAGTCCGAGTCGTCCGACTCGTGACCGTGCGGGCGGGGCCCACGACCTGGGTCCCGCCCGTGCACCCCATCACCGTCTGAAGGAGGCGCCACATGCCTGCACCTGTGTACGCCACCCAGTCGGACTATGACGCCTGGATCGACGACCCGGGCTCCACGACGATCGCCACCGTCGTGTTCCGCACCGCGTCCTCGATCATCGACGAGGCCCTGATCGGCGCCGTCTACGCCACCGACCCGACCACCGAGCTCCCCACGGACGCACGCGTGGCCGAGGTCCTGCGGGACGCGGTCTGCGCACAGGTGCAGTGGATGGACGCCGAGGGCGACACGACCGGCCTCGGCGGTGCCGAGGTCGACTCCGCGTCGATCGGATCGGTGTCGTTCTCCGGGCAGCGGTCCACCCAGCCCCCGATGCGGTTGCCGTCCGGGCGGCAGCTGTCGGCCGCGGCGTCGGCGGTCCTGCGGGTCGAGGGGATGCTCCCGGCCGGTGTGATCGTCCATGGCTGAGATCCCCGCCCGCTACCTCGTGCACACCGTGGCGGTCCAGCCGTACACCGGCGACACCGCCTACGGCCCCACGCACGCGACCACACGCGACCACCGGGCGTTCGTCGATGAGGAGCGCAAGCTGGTGCGCAGCTCATACGGCTCCGAAGTCGTCTCCGAGGCCGCCCTGTACCTGCGTCGCGCAGCCGCACCGGACTTCCCCCTCAACACCCTCGTGACACTGCCCTCAGGGCGTGTTGCGACCGTCCTGGCCGTCTCGGACCGCTCCGACGGCGGACAAGGGTCCTGGCAGCACCTGCAGGTCGACCTGACGTGAGCTGGTCGACCAGCTCGATCGAGATCCGCCTACGCCGGATCGCCGCCGAGAAGCGAGAGGCCGCAGCGAAGGGCCTCACCCTGGCCGCCGAGCACGTGCTGCAGGTGTCTCGCACCAGGGTCCCGATCGAGGAGGGCACCCTCGAGCGGTCGGGGTCCGTCTCGGTCGACGCCGACGAGCTTGTCGCGCACATCTCCTACGACACCCCCTACGCCGTGCGCCAGCACGAGGACATGACCCTGCGGCACGACGCCGGCCGCCAAGCGAAGTACCTCGAGTCCGCGCTGACCGGGGAGAAGAAGACGATCCGGCAGATCATCGCCGACACCATCCGCGACGCCGACTAGAACGGGGGCCCCGGATGCGCGACGTGTTCCTCGACGGCATCGCCCGCCACCTGGCCGACAACGTCGACACCGCCACCTACAACCCGGACGGGATCTACACGGCCGGCCAGCTCGGCATCATCATCGCGGCCCGCCCCGCCGACCCTGCCGACCTGATCAGCATCTCGGCGTACTCCGTCGATGACGACCCGACCCTGTCGGACAGCACGTTGGGTCTGCAGGTCTGGGCGCGCCGCGACAGCCGTGACCCGCGGGTCGTCGGTCGCACCGCAGACGCCGTGTTCGACACCCTGCACGGCCTGCACGACCTGCGCCTCCCGTCAGCCGAAGACGGGCCGGCAGGGGTGTGGCTGACGTCCTGCGAACGCCGCTCGCACGTGTCCGGCGGGCAGGACGACAACGGCCGCTGGGCGGAGATCAGCAACTTCTACTGCCTCGTGCACTACCCATCGACCCACCGAATCTGAGGAGCACCGTCATGGCCGCATCGAAGAACGACACCACGGACACCAAGGCCGACGTCCAGCCGGACGCCGAGACCGCCGAGCAGGCCGAGCAGGCCCCCTCCGAGACCGCCGAGCAGGCGCCCGCCGCGGGTCCGACCCACCGGAACCAGCACGGCGACCCGGTCCACATCCAACCCGGCCTGCACGCCTTCGTCGAGGGCCGCGGGTTCACGCCCATCGACGCCCACTGACCAGCCCCAGCCACACCACCACCGCCCCGAAGGAGCACACCTCATGCCTGTCACCACCAAGGCCCCCCTCGGGGCCCCCACCCTGAACCGCAAGTGGCGCGTCGACGTCAACACCGGCACCTCCGAGACCCCCGTCTGGTCGCCCCTGCGGGGCATGGCCGAGCTCACGACCGGGAAGAACTACACCACCCAGGACACCTCGGACTTCGACTCCGAGGGCTACACGTCCCAGGCGGTCACCGCGCTCGGCTGGTCCTTGGAGTCCAAGGTCAACCGCAAGGTCGACCCCACCGACCCGACGATCTACGACGTCGCGCAGGAGGCTCTGCGGACGGCGTCGGACATCATCGGCCTCGGCAACGAGGTCGAGGTCCGGTTCTACGAGTACAGCGGCGCCAGCGGCCCCGCGGTCGAGGCGTACTCCGGGCGCGTGTCCGTGCAGTACGTGGACGACGGCGGCGGCATGGACGCGCTGTCGACGGCGACCGTGACCCTGACCGGGTGCGGCAAGCGCAACCCGATCACCCACCCCGCCGACGAGAGCTGATCGCTCGTCCCTGAACGACTGCGGGTCGGGCCACGGCTGGACCCCGACCCGCAGTCCCAGCCACCCTCAACCAGCCGGAGGAACCCACCATGGCCATGAAGCGCCTCGCCACCCTCGACTCGCTACGCCTCCCCCTCGGGGATGAGGTGTACGAAATCCCACCGGTCGACGCCGACCTCGGCCTGTTCCTGACCGAGTTCTCCGCGACTCTGGCATCCGTCAAGTCCGCCCAGGACGACGGCGACACCGAGTACAACATCGCCCCCGAGCAGATCGAACGCCTCAAGCGGATGTCGGAGACCTTCAACGAAGGCGACACCCTCGAGCGGATGCTCGGGCCCGGCACCTACGACTCGCTCAAGGCCGACGGTGTCCCGTGGGCCACGATCCAGATCGTCGCTCACACCGTCATGATCTGGACCGTCTCCGGCGAAGCGCAGGCCGAGGAGTTCTGGAACACCGGCGGCCGCCCCCCAAAAGGACGGGCGCCGCAGGACAGGAAGCCGAAGAAGAAGACTTCCTCCCGTCGGGGGTGACGTGGACGGCCCTGCTGAACAACTGGGAGGCGATCGCTGCCGACCTGCACGAACGGTTCGCGATCGACGTCGACGACGACACCGTCATGTACTCGCGGTCCTGGTTCTGGCTGGCTGACCGCATCGGTCAGCTGCTGACCACGCCCCCGGTGGTGCAGTACCGCACCTCGAAGAAGTCACTGCTACTGCCGGCCACCCGCATCCAATGGGCGCTCGACCCCCCGAAACTGAAGGAGTGACCTGATGGATCTTGGCACCCTGATGGGCTCGATCGGGCTCGAGGACTCGAAGTTCACGTCCGTGCTGATGGGCGCGGTCGACAAGCTCGCGGACTTCGGCCGCAAGGGCGCCAAGATCGCTGGTGTCGCTGGTGCCACGATCGCGCTCGCACTCGCAGGATCGATCGTGGCGAACCTGTCAGTGGACGCGGCGAACGACAAGCTGTCCGCGCAGCTCGGCCTCACGCAGGCTGAGTCGGAACGGATCGGTGGGGTCGCCGGCCAGCTGTACGCGGACGCCTACGGCGAGTCGATGGAGCAGGTCAACGACGCCGTCGCGTCGGTGATGACGTCGATCGATGGCATGTCGACCGCCTCGGACGCGGTCCTGCAGGGCGCAACGACCCGGGTCCTGGACTTCGCGTCCGCGTTCGGTGTCGACGTGACCCGCTCCGCCCAGCTGGCCGGTCAAATGATCCGCACCGGCCTGGCCGCCGACGCTGACGAGGCGTTCGACCTGCTGGTGACGTCCTCGCAGCGGGTGCCGGCGGCCCTGCGCGACGACCTCCTCGACGCTGTCGACGAGTACGGCCAGTTCTTCTCCACCCTCGGGTACTCCGGTGAGCAGGCGTTCGCCGTCCTCGTCGAGGGGTCCGAGAAGGGCATGTATGGCATCGACAAGGCCGGCGACGCGGTCAAGGAGTTCACGATCCGCGCGACCGACATGTCGACCGCGAGCAAGGCGGCCTACGACACGATCGGGCTGGACGCCGAGGACATGGCGAACAAGATCCTCAAGGGCGGCGACGACGCGGCCGGCGCGACCCAACAGGTCATCGACGGCCTGTTGGGCATCAAGGATCCGGCGACGCAGGCGAACACGGCGATCGCCCTGTTCGGCACCCCGATCGAGGACCTCAACACGTCCGAGATCCCGGCCTTCCTGAAGTCGCTGTCGTCCGGGTCGGACGCCATGGACGGGTTCTCCGGTGGGGCCGAGCGCATGGGCGAGACCCTGAACTCCAACGCGCAGACCTCGATCACTCAGTGGAAACGCACTGCACAGCAGGCGTTCCTCGGGCTCGGGAACTGGGCAATCCCCCACGTCGACGCTCTCGCCGACGCCGCGGCCACCAACCTGGGTCCCGGGCTCGAGGTCGCCGGTGACGCCATGGCGTGGCTGTGGGGTGCCTCGCAGGACGCCATCGGGTTCATCGAGGACCACCAGACCACGTTCTCCATCATCGCCGGCATCATCATGACCCTGCTCGTCCCCGCGTTCATCGCGCTCGGCGTGCAGGCCAGCATCGCCGCGGCCAAGACCGTCGCCGGCTGGGTCGCGACCGCGGCCGGGGCGACCATGTCCGCAGGGTTGCAGCTCGCCTCCCTGACGCTGATGGGTGGCCGGTGGATCTGGGCCGGCGCGCAGGCGCTCCTCGGCGCCGCCCGGATGGCTGCGGCGTGGCTGATCGCGCTCGGCCCGATCGGTCTGGCGATCGCAGCGATCGTCGCTGTCGTCGTCGCCGTCGTGAAGAACTGGGACACCATCAAGGCCAAGACCGCCGCCGTGTGGGACTGGGTCGTGTCCAAGGTGAAGAAGGTCCCCGGCATGATCGTCGGGTTCTTCCTGAACTTCACCCTCCCCGGCCTGATCATCAAGCACTGGGACTCGATCAAGAACACGTTCTCCAAGGGCGCCGACAAGGTCGTTTCGTTCATGAAGTCCCTGCCCGGGCGGCTCCTGCGGGCCGTGGGCAACCTCGGCAGCCTCCTCAGGGGCGTCGGCGAGGACATCATGAACGGGCTCGTGCGGGGCATCGACAAGGGTCTCGGTTGGGTGCGGTCGAAGCTCTCCGGCGTGGGCCGCCTGATCCCCGGCTGGCTGAAGAAGGTCCTCGGGATCAGCTCCCCGTCGAAGGTGATGCGCGACCAGGTCGGCCAGTGGATCCCCGCGGGCATCGCTGAGGGCGTCGACGACGGCATCGGACGGTTCCTGACCCCCGCACTGGACCGCATGGCCGGCGCCACAGTGATCCCGATCACCGCCGCAGCGTCGTACCAGGCGTCCGTGGACGCCGCGAACCGCTCCACCAGCGGGGTCGGCGGACTGTCGGCCACCGGCACCGACGGGATGCCCGCAGGGACCACGGTCAACCAGGTCATCAACGCCGCCCCCGGCATGAACGAAAAGCAGGTCGGCGACGCCGCCGCCAACCGGGCCGTCTTCGCCCTCGGGAACGGCTGATGACCACCGACCGACTCACCCGCGTCACCGTCGACGGCCTCGAGCTCAACGAGGTCGACACCAACGGCACCGCCTGGGAGTTCCTGACCATCGACGGCTGGCACACCGGCCCCGGCGTCACCACCACCCAGACTCAACGCGTCACCGGCCACGGCCAGTTCGCCCAGGACTCACACCGCACCGGCCGCGTCATCGCGATCACCGCACAGATCCGCGCACACGCGCGCACCCACATCGCCGACGCCATCGACACCCTCGCCGCCCTCCTCGCCGACGGCGGGTTCGGGAGGTTCGAGTTCTTCGACGTCGACCACGGACACCGGTGGGCCGACGTGCAGCTACTCACCGAACCGGACTTCGCCTGGAACGGGTCACCGTACCTGCGGTACCAGCTGCAGCTCCTCGCACCCGGGTCCTACCGGTACGGGGTCACGTCGACCGAGACCACCGGATTCGCCACCGACCCGACCGGGGTCGGCGCCGTGTTCCCCGCCTTCGGCGCCGGCGTATTCGAATTCGGCGACGTGGACACCGGCAACGTCGGCGTCGTCACCGCCCGCAACCCGGGCAACGCACCAGCCACTCCCCTGTTCACGGTCACCGGCCCGGCACCGGCCGGCGGGTTCACGATCACCGAGACGACGACCGGGCGAACCATCACCTACCTGGGCACCCTGCCCGACGGGTCCACGCTCGTGATCGACCCGTCCGACGCGTCCGCCCTGATCGACGGGGTCGCGGACCGCTCCGGCGACGTCGTCGTGACCGGCGGCTGGCCGACCGTGCCCGCCAACAGCGAACGGGACTACCTGTTCCAGTCCAACGGCGAGGCCACGGCGGCCGAGCTGACCCTCACGTGCACGGCGACCTACTGGTGAACGGAGCAACCCAATGACGGCACAGCGCGGCATGTGGATCGCACAGGACAGCAACGACGACGGCACCACCCCCAAGGGTGCCCGCCTCGCCACCGGTGGCCTCCTCGCCCACGACGGCGCCAGCCCGCTCGGTGTCCGCAAGGGCGTCATCCACGATGGTGGCGGCCCCGTCGTCGCCGGCACCGCCGGCATGTCCTACGACGTCCGCGCCCACGTCGCCGTCACCATGGCGTCCTCAACCAACGGGCCCACCGTGATCGCCAACGACGCAACGGTGAACGTGCCCACGACCGCAGCCCCCGGGTCCGGGTCACGCATCGACGTCATCTGGGTGCGGCAGAAGCTCATCACCGGCGACGGCGGTTCGGAGTCCACGAACGAGGCCGAGTACGGCGTCACCCAGGGCACCGCATCAGGGTCGCCGTCCGCGCCCGCGATCCCCACCGGCGCCATGGCACTGGCACAGACCACCGTCGGGGTGGGCGTCACGGCCACCAACACGCTGGTGTTCACCCGCGCCCACCAGTGGACCGCGGCCGCCGGCGGTGTCGTCCGCGTCGAGTCCGACACCGAACGGTCCGGCATCACCCTGGACGGGACCCTGATCCACTACGTCCCCGACAACGTCCACCAGGTCCGCATCGGCGGCGCATGGCAGCCCGTGGGCGGCTCGACCGACGCCCCCGTGCACGGCCTGTGGCCACTGACGGCGGACTTCACCACCGCAGGCAGCGGCGGGGTCATCGTCGGCGGGTTCGCGAAGAACGACACCTGGTCCCACGCCGACGTCAACTCCTACATCACCCTCGCCGGCGGCAACACGTGGAACGTGCAGAAGGCCGGCCGCTACCGGATCGTCATGCGCCAGCGGTGGGACGCCAGCAGCTCCGGCTACCGGCACCTGTACATCCGGTTCAACGGCTCCGATTCGGAGCAGCTGTCGATGAACAACATGTCCGCCGTCGACAGCCTCCTGCGGTGGGAGGCCGAGACGATGCCGCTGACCGTCGGGCAGTACTTCCAGATGAAGGCGTACCAGACGTCCTCGTCGTCGAGCCTGGCGCTGCGAGGCAACGGGTCCCACACCGAGACCTACGTCTACTTCCAGTACCTCGGGGCCTGAGACGTGGCAGTCGGGTACCGGTGGCTGTTCGGCGACCTGCGCACCGGCAAGATCGTGCGCACCGTCGACCTGACCGGCGGACGCTGGTCGCTGCCATTCGACGGCCCCGGCACCATGGAGGGCACCTTCCCTCTGCGGTCCGGCGAGTGGCCCACAGCCCGCGCCGACGCCGCCGTGGGGAAGAACTTCGTAGCCGTCGCCTACGTCGCCGCCGACGGGACCGAGACGTTCCTCGAGGCCGGCCCCCTGTGGACCACGAAGTACGCGCGCGCAGCCGGTGAGCTCGTTGTCGGCGGTGCCGGCCTGTGGACGTACTTCGACCACCGCAAGCTGCTCCCGGTCCTGGCCGGCGACCAGTCCGCGGCCGAGGCGTCGCTGACCTATGACGGGTCGCTGGCGCTGATCGCGAAACGCCTCATCGAGCAGGCCCAAGCGCACACCGGCGGAACCCTGCCGATCGTGCTCCCTGACGACGCCGACCTCGGCACCGGCGCGAACACCCGCACCTACCCCGGGTACGAGCTCGGCTGGGTCGGGGAACGCCTCAAGCAGCTGACCGAGGTCGAGGACGGCCCCGAGGTCCAGTTCGTCCCACGCCGCCGCACGGACGACCCACGGTTCATCGAATGGGTCATGGTCGTCGGGACCGAGCCCACCGGCGGGATGGTGTACCGGCCCGGCGCACCGCACCTGATCGACGGCGCCGCACCGAAGTCGCCGCTGCGTGACCTGACGATCGCCGCCAGCGGGTCCGCGATCGCCGAACGGGTGTGGGCCGCCGGCCAGGGTGAGGCGCAGGGCCGCCCGATCGTGTCGGTCACCGACCCATCACTGCTCACGCTCGGGTACCCGCTGCTCGAGGCGGAAGTCTCGTCCACCGACAGCGTCGAGCAGGACTCCACCCTGGTCGCGCACGCCACCGAGCTCGCCGCCCAGTCCTCACGCCCCGTCGAGACGTGGCAGGTGTCCCTGTCGCGCGACGGCCGCCCCCACGTAGGCCTGGTGCGTCCCGGCGACTGGGCCCGGTTCCGGATCGCCGGCGACGTCTACGTCCCGGACGGCGAGTACCAGATGCGGATCACGGCCATGAGCGACGACGGTGACGCTGTCGTGCTGGACCTCGCGCCCCGGCTGGGTGACATCTGATGGCCGGCGGCTACCAGCACCGTCCCGACGGGATCGAGGGGCTCACGAAGGTCCTCAGGGACCTGCAGCGCCAGATCAACGAACTGCGGGGCGCGGCGGGTCGCAAGTCGCTGATGATCAGCGAGGGCGGTCTGACGACGTTCAACCCGGGCAGCGGCGCCCGCAGCTTCCTCGGCGAGGGGAACCTGTCACTGTGGGCCGACTACACCGACAACCCTGACCGGCCGGGCCTGATCTACTGCGACCCCGACCCGGCGTTGAGCATCATCCGCCTGTTCCCGCCGTACTACGAGGGCAACGGGAACGAGAACTCGCTGACGATCCAGGGTCGCCGCGAGGGGCTCCCGGGCGCGGCGTGGATCTACACCGACGGCGACCTGCTGCTGTCGGCCGACGGGACCACGTTCCTGCGCGGCGGACATTTCTCGCTCGACGTCCCGAAGTTCACGATCCGCACACCCGAGTTGCCGATCTACGACTTGCCGACGACGTCGGGGTCGGCGAACCTGCGCCTCGACACCATCGGCGGCGTGTGGACGCTGGGCTACATCTCGTCGTCGGCCCGGTACAAGACCGACATCGGCGAAGCGGTCGTCGACTCCCGTGAGGTCATCAACCTGACCGGGCGCACGTGGGTCGACAAGCACGAGATGAACAACGGCCCTGTCGGTGACGTGGCCCGCGATGTGGGGTTCGTCGCCGAGGAGCTCGACGAGCAGCCCAGTCTGCGGCAGTTCGTCGAGTACGACGACCAGGGCCGCCCTGACGGTGTGAAGTACGACCGCCTGTCGGTGGCGCTGCTGCAGGTCGTCAAGGACCAGCAGTCTCAGATCGACCGCCTGTCCGAGCGTGTCGACGCCCTCGAAACCGACACAACACCTCCCGCCCCCGAACCGTCCGAGTGATCTAGGAGTCCTGATGGCTTACCCCGAGTACGTGCCGACCCGCGTGGTCACTGTGGGCGGTGCGTCCGTGCTGGAATCGGCCGCGCTGTTGCGTCCGATCGTGTCGGTGAAGGCGTCGCGGTCGCTGATCTGGATGGACACCGGTTACCGGATGGAGTCGGTCGAGTCCCCTGATGCGGCTGAGGCTGGTGCCGAGGTGTCGATCGAACTGCCCCGCTGCGACGTGCAGGGGTGGAAGGATGCGAAGACCAACATGGTCCTCGACGTGTCCGCCGAGGGCGCCTACTCGCACACGTACACGATGCGGCTGTCGTTCAACAGTGTCGAGGGGCGGGCGGTCGCTGGGCCGTACACGATCGGCCCGTTCGTGGTGCCGGCCGGTGAGGGTCCGATCGACCTGGATTCACTCATCCCGGTGGGGACGTCGTCGGGGACGCTGGTCAACGTTCCCGACCAGTGGAGCGCCGCTGTCGCTGCCGCCGAGGCCGCCGCGTCCGATGCTGCCGACGCCCTGACCGATCTCGACCCGACCGTCGCGGACCTGATCGACACCCCGGGCTCGGCGATCGAGACCGCGGTTTCTGCCAAGATTGATCCGTCCGCCACATCGACGCTCGCCGACGTAGCGGGCAAGATCGTTAACGGCGTCAACGACATCAGCATCCTGCTGATCGGCGACTCGGTGACAGCAGCGGGCAGCGGATGGTCCAGCATGGTTGCGGCCGACCTCGCTGAGCGTTTCCCGACACACACCGTCACCAAGCGATACTGGACGGACGGCACCCCAGGATCATGGGCCGCCGCAACCACCGTGGCGACCGGCAGCAGCCCGCGCACCATCGCCGTCCACGTCGCAGCCGTAGCGGGCAAGACGTGGGAATACCACCTCGACGCCTCTCGCCGAGACCTCATGTTGGGCGTCGCTGCTGACGCCGTGTTCATCAGCCTCGGCCACAACGAAGACAACGGCGGCGGGGGGATGAACGTCGGCAACGCCCGCATCGAGCGGAGCAAGATCATTGGCGGGATCGGCGAAATCCAACTGACCGCAGGCCCGGGGGCGTATGACGCACCCGGGCAGACCTATGTCGGCGAACCGGCCATCATCCTCATGTCGACCAACCCACTCGCCTCGGCTACGTCCGCGTCCGAGTTCCGGGCAGACCTCTACCGCCGAACCGCGCGCCTTCTCGGCCTCGGATTCCTCGACATCTGCAAGGCATTCCACGACGACGGCAGGACCATTCACACCACCCTCGTCGCCGACGGCGTGCACCCGACCATCGCGGGCTACCGGATCATCGCCGATCAGGTGCAGGAAGCATTCAGGCAAGCGGTGGCCGCAAAGCCGCAGCCCACCTTCGCGCCCTGGACAACCAAGACGGCGCTCAACCTGCTGCCCGACGGGGGCCTCACCAACCTGGACGGCTCCAACAAACCGCCCGCTTGGCAGCTCGTGAACGCGACCGCCACGATCGACACATCCGACTACGAGACCGGCACCAAGAGTCTGGTCTTCAAGGCCAACGGCACCGCGAGCACACCCTACGTCCGCGTCCCACTCCCAGCCGTCGTCAAGGGCCGCACCATCACCCTCGCCATCCGGGCCAAGACCCAGACCGGCAAGTGGTCGAACAACGGCGTCGGCTCGATCGGCTTCTACAACGGCGTCACCAACCCGTCATCGCCCGCGTGGGCGCAGCACGACCAGTGGGTGTGGCGGATCTTCACCTACAGGTTCGCGGCCTCCGCTACAGCGACGGACGTGCGGATCTATGTCGGCAACAACACCAGCCCCGCAACCGACGAGCTCAAGATCGACCGCGCCATCTGCTGCCTCGGCGCGATTCCGGCCGATCTGAACACGACGCCTGCCTGACCTTTCCACCGCCTCTGTCGGCACCTTTCCACCGCCTCTGTCGGCTCAGGTCCCCTGACCTTTCTGACGACTCTGCTCGACCCCGACCACACGCCGCCAGGAGGCCCCATGCCCGATCGCACCGGACCCATCATCGTCAGATCAGGCCGAGGACCCTACGCCGTCTCCATCGCCCTGGGACTACTCCTCGCCTCCACCTACGGCATCATCGTCAGCTTCCCCTCCAGCAACGTCGACGACGCCCTCAACCACCAGCTCGCGCTCATCTGGTCGATCATCGGAGTCACCGCCTCACTCCTGGTCCTCGTGGGCCTGTACATGTCCAACCAGCTCGCCGGCATGGTCGTCGAGCGCATCGGACAGACCCTGATCTTCACCGGCGCCTCCGCCTACGTCGCGGTCCTGTGCGTCGAGTCGACGTTCGGCCAGTCCGGCCTCGTCGTCATGACCGCGTGCTCCATCTCGGTCGCCTCACTGATCCGGGTCGTGCAGATCACCATCGACCTACGACGCCAGGGCAAGGGGGTCGCTCAGTGAGTCTGCTCCCCACCGTCGTCGCTGCCGTCTTCGCTGGCGGAGGTGGTGCAGCGGTCATCCTGCTGCTACGCCTCCCAGCCGACCTACGCAAGACGAAGGTCGACACGTCGGCCACCCTCAACGACATCGCCCTCGAGCTCGTCGAGCCGCTGCGCTCCGAGCTGTCCGAGGCGCGCAAGGAGGTCGGCCAGCTGCGAGAGCAGATGCAGGAGATGCGCGACGACCTGGCCGAGTACCACCGCCTGTACGGGCCACTGCCAGCCACGACCTGACGCCTGCTCCACCATCTCAGCCCGCACCGCCTGGTGCCGGGCCACCTCGTCATGCCCAGGAGGCGCCACATGGCCACACCGATGACCCCGGACCAGATGCTCAAGACCCTGCAGGACGAGGGCCTCACCGTCGTCGAGGTCCCGGGCTGGCGTGAGCGGTGCCGCTGCTGCCCCGACACCGTCGCGCACCGACCGGCTGGCCCCTTCGTGCGCGGCTGGGGCGACATCAACGGTCAGCTCGCGCACATCACCGCGGGCGGCCTCGGCTCCCGCACCGTGCTGCAGTACATCCGCGACATCATCAACGGCGACCCCGGCGTGCCGGTCAAGTCGCACACCGTGATCCCCGACGAGAAGCGCACCGTCTACCTGAACAGTGCCGGGCGGTGCAACCATGCCGGCAAGGTCGGCGGCAGCGTCCGCAGCCACATGATCGCCGCCGACTTCTCCACCACGGACGACTTCGACAACCGGTTCACCGGCGGCACCGCCGACGGCAACGCGTTCACCTACGGCGATGAGTGCATCGCCGCCAAGTCAATGAGCGCCGACCAGTACGACACGCTCGTGCGCGTCCACGCCGCCCGGGCAAGGTTCCACGGGTGGACCGGTCAGGAGTCCGTCGGACACGGCGAGGTGTCCAACCAGCGCGGCAAGGGCGACCCGAACCGGCACATGGGCCAGTTCCGCCGCGACGTCATGGCCAGGGTCAAGGCCGGACCGCTCGGCGGCGACGTCGACCCCGACCCCGTCGAGCCCGACCCGGATCCGGTGGTCACGGACCCGCCGGACATCGTGATCCCGGACGACGCCAGCCAGTCGTGGCTCGGCCGGCTGCTCGCCGCCGTGCTCGCCGCGCTCGGGAAGACTCCCGCCCCCGTCGAGCCGACCGAGCCCGCCGAACCGGATCCGACACCGACGACACCGCCGTCCGACACCGCCGTCTGGGGTGTGCCCAGCAGCTGGTCCATCGGTGCCACCGGCCCGGACGTCACCCGCCTCGGGCAGCGACTCGTCCTGTGGGCCGCCTACTACGGCCTGACCGCCCCGTACAAGGTCGGGCCGGGCCCGGAGTTCACCGAGACCGACCGGCAGGCCGTGGCCGCGTTCCAGCGCGCCCAGGGCTGGTCCGGTGCCGACGCCGACGGGTACCCCGGCCCGGAGACGTTCGCCCGGCTCGCCGCCGGCCCCACGGCCGTCCGGTCCCCGAACACGTCCGCCCCGACTGCGCTGCCGTCGTCGATGGTGAAGATGTACCACGTCCCCGACGGCGGCTGGTACGCGATCGAGAACTCCGTGCTCGGACTCAAGACCGCACTGGCGCTCGGCTACCGGTGGATCGACATGGACTGCCACGTCACCAGTGACGGTGTGTTCGTGTTCGGGCACAACGCGGAGATGGCCAAGGACCACTTCACCCTCCCGGCCGCGTTCGTCGCGAAGTACGGCGCCGACGCCACGATCGAGCAGGTCACGTGGGCCGACCTGAAGACGCTCCGCACCCCGGTCACGACCTGGCGCGGCGAGAAGCTCGCCCTGCAGTACGTCGACGCGCAGACGGTCCTGTCGTGGCTCGCGCTGAACCCGAGGATGAGCGTCGCGCTCGAGCTGAAGGCGGGGGCCGCGTTCGACGACCCCGACACGTTCCGCCGCCTGCGTGACCTCGCGTTCGCCGAGCGCGTGAACCCGGACCGGCTGCTGGTGATGAGCCAGCCGCCGTGGCCGAACCTGCTCGGCCGGTTCAAGGCCGCGCACCCGTACTTCACGACCGCGGTCCAGCGGCTCAGCTGGAAGAAGCCGGCCGACTGGGCGCAGATCGCCCCGCACGTCGACTACTACCGCTCCGGCAACTGGGGCACGAAGACCCGCTAACGCACGACCACACCCACCAGGAGGCACCATGTCCCGCTTCATCGCCTACATCCGATCCGCTGCCGCCGGGTACGAGCCCGTCGTCGCCGCGCAGGTCGTGGCCGCCGTGTTCAGCCTGCTCGCCGGGCTGGGCATCGCGGTCGCCGACTGGTCCGACAAGGCCGACGCCGTGCTCGCGTTCGTCGGCGTCGTCGCCCCGTTGATCGCTGGCGCCTACTCGCGGTCGAAGGTGTCGCCCGTCCACAACATCGGCGGCTGAGGATGCTGCGTGTCGTGCTGGTCGTCGCCCGGACCCTCTACGGATCCGCCGCGTGCGCCACCGAGCTGCTGCTCGAGGTCGTCCGCCAGCACGGCGCAGGCGCCGAAGCCGAACGCCACGAGCACGTCTTCGGTCGCCGACGATGAGCACCCTGTCGCCGCGCGAGATGTTCCTACTCGACCTCGCCTGCACACCGCTGGCCGAAGCGTTCGACGCAACCCCCTACCTCGTGGGCACTACCATGCAGCCCCGCGGTGACCGCGCACCCAGGGACGTCGACGTGCGCCTCATGCTCGAAGACGACCACTACGACCGCCTGGCCGCCACGGGAGTCTCGCTCGCGTTCCTCGGTCTCGCGATCGGGCAGTACGTCGCGAGCCTGACCGGCCTGCCGATCGACTTCCAGCTGCAGCGCCGCACCGAGGCGAACGCCCTGCACCCGGGTGCGCGAAACCCTCTCGGACGGCGGACCCTCGACCGTTTCGAGGGTGACTGTCCTGTCCACCCTGACGGCACCGACTGACCACGCCCGGCCGGTCGGACCGCACCGCCCCCGTCTCCCCCGCACCAGGGGAGACGGGGGCCTCTTTCGTTTCTCCGGCCACAGGCGTACCCTCAACCCCACCACTGACGGGCGGAGCCGCCCGGGACGGACATCCCGAACGGCTCCTCACGCCCGCCGAATCGCCTAACACGATCGGAGAACGCTGTGCAGCACCCTACCCAGACACACCAGCCCATCCCCTTCGACACGACCGGGGCCGGCCACCATCGAAGCCCCGACGACCTCGCCATCGCCGGCTGGCTCGCCCGCTACGGCGGCAACACCGCCGAGACGTACCGCACCCACATGCGCGTGTTCGTGCAATGGTGCGTCGCCAACAGTGTCCGCCCCCTCGAGCTCAAGCGCCCCCAGATCGAACTGTTCCTGCGCCACTGCGAACGCGAGCGCGGGAACCGGCCCCAGAGCGTCGAGAAACGACTCAACGCGCTGCGCTCGTTCTACACCTACGCCGTCTACGACGAGTACATCCCCGCGAACCCCGCCTCCCTGGTCCGCGCACCCGTGTGGCACCGCGACGAGTCCCGCCTCGTCCGCCTCGGCCGCCGCGAAGTCGACCGGCTCGTCGCCGCCGCAGCCGCCGGCACACCCTGCGAAGAAGCCCTCATCACGCTGCTCCTGTTCCTCGGGCTGCGCAACCACGAGGCCCGCGCCGTCCGCGTCGAGCACATGACCGACATCGAACGAGGCCACCGCGTCGTCCACCTGATCGGCAAGGGCTCCAAGGCCGCGACCCTGCCCCTGCCCGTCGTGGTCGCCAGGTCGCTCGAGCGCGCGATCGGAGGCCGCACCCACGGGCCGCTGCTGCTGTGCGACTGGGGTGGTGGTCAGCCCCTGTCGGCGGCCTCAGCACGAACCGGGGTCCGCAGGGTCGCGCACCGTGCGGGCCTCGACGACAAGCACGTCCACCCGCACGCGCTGCGACACGCCATGATCACGATGGCGCTCGAGCTCGGCCTCCCGCTGCACATCGTGCAGGACTCCGCCCGCCACGCCGACCCCCGCACCACGATGGCCTACAGCCGCGCCCGGCACTCGCTGGACAAGCACGCCGCCCACACCCTCGCCGCGCACTTCGGCAACGACGCCGCCTAG